CTTGGTGGTATCCCAAACTCTTCAGAGGATGTGAAGCAAGCACACGCTGCTGCTGTAGAGTCATACATTGAGAAGCACGTCGGCTTAGATTTTGAGGGGGTGTACAGAGACTCGGAGGAGATGGGTACGATGCCGTTTAACAGGACGCTTGAAGATTGGGCAAAGTTTGATATTAACAATAGAACGAAGCATGATGCGACTATTAGTTCGGGATTGGCTATCATGGCTAATCAAAAGCACTTATATCAACCGGAGGTAAAACAATCGAAAATTAGCGTTAACTTTGCAACGTATAACAATTCCGGAGTTTTCAGTAAGATTAATCAATGAAGGACATCAAGGTCAACATAAGTGCCGCCGGTTTCCCGAATCAGTTTGTTTCGGATGCTGATAAAGCATCAGATGAGTTTGGGTTGCAGATTGGACAAGCTATTCAATACGAGTGGTTCCGAAAGGATGGAAACCAATGTAGGTACTACAGTCAATGGAGGGACTTTCACCGGCTTCGGCTGTATGCTCGAGGAGAGCAGTCTACTCAGAAATATAAAGATGAGATTTCTGTAAACGGAGACTTGTCGTATTTGAACTTGGATTGGACACCGGTTCCTATTATTCCAAAGTTTGTTGACATCGTTGTGAACGGTATGTCAGACCGGTTGTTTAAGGTAAAGGCGTTTGCTCAAGATGCAATGTCACAAGAGCGTAGGAGTGTGTATCAAGATATGATTGAGGGGCAGATGGTGGCTAAGGACATCTTGATGAAGATTAAAGAGAAGACCGGTGCTGACCCATTTACGATGAATCCCGATGAGCTTCCTAGCACAGATGAGGAGCTTTCTCTGTATATGCAGTTGAACTATAAGCCTGCTATTGAGATTGCGGAAGAGGAGGCCATCAATACTCTGCTTGAGGAGAATCACTACTACGACTTAAGAAAGAGGTTGGACTATGACCTTGCGACCATAGGTATTTCTGTTTGTAAGCATGAGTTTTTGCCCGGAGCCGGCGTTGAGATATCATATGTTGACCCGGCCAATATTGTTTACAGCTACACTGAAGACCCACACTTTAAGGATTGTTTTTATTGGGGAGAGATTAAAACCCTTCCGATTACGGAGCTGTACAAGATTGACCCATCTCTTACCAATGAGCAGTTGGAGGAGATATCAAAGTACAGTCAGTCTTGGTATGACTACTTTAATGTAGCTCAGTTCTATGAGAACAGCATATTTAACCGAGATACTTGCACTCTTCTTTATTTCAACTACAAGACCACCAAGCGTATTGTATACAAGAAAAAGATTTCTGATGGTGGAGGTTCCCGGGTGATTGAGAAGGACGATACCTTTAATCCTCCGGCAGAGATGATGGAGGAAGGTCGTTTTGAAAAAATTGATAAGGTTGTGGATGTTTGGTACAATGGCGTTATGGTCATGGGTACCAATATCATATTGAAGTGGGAGATGGCGGAGAACATGGTTAGGCCAAAGTCCTCATCTCAGCACGCACTTCCAAACTATATTGCGGTGGCACCTAGGATGTACAAGGGTGTTATTGAGTCTTTGGTCCGAAGGATGATTCCATTTGCTGACTTGATTCAGATTACCCATTTGAAGCTACAGCAAGTTATTTCCCGGTTGGTTCCGGACGGTGTGTTTATTGATGCCGATGGGTTGAACGAGGTTGACCTTGGAACCGGTGCAGCATACAACCCCGAGGATGCTTTACGATTGTATTTCCAAACCGGTAGCGTCATAGGCCGTAGCTTCACTCAGGATGGAGATTTCAATAATGCTCGAATTCCTATTCAAGAGCTTAACTCAAACTCGGGAAGTGGAAAGACTCAGATGTTGCTTGCAAACTACAACCACTACCTTGACATGATTCGAACTGTGACCGGTTTGAATGAGGCGAGGGATGGCTCCACTCCGGACCCAAGAGGGTTGGTTGGATTGCAGAAGTTGGCAGCTTTAAACTCAAACACAGCTACTCGTCATATTCTTGATGGAGCCCTTTATATGTTCCGCACATTGGCGGAGGGGCTTACCTATCGGGTGTCTGACATTTTGCAGTATGCTGACTTTAGGGATGACTTTGCAAACAAGATTGGAAAGTATAATGTTGGCGTTCTTGACCAAATCAAGGACCTGTACATCTATGACTTTGGCATTTTCATTGAGGTATCTCCGGATGAAGAGGAGAAAGCTCAGCTTGAAGCCAACATTCAAATGGCGTTATCGAAGGGTGACATTAACTTGGAGGATGCAATCGATATCCGGGAGGTGAAGAACTTGAAGCTCGCCAATCAGTTGCTCAAGGTCAAGAGGATTAAGAAGCAAGAGCGAGAAGAGAAGATGCAGATGCAAATGCAAGCTATGCAGGCTCAGCAGAATCTTAAGGCCCAAGAGATGTCGAATGTGTTGGCGGTTCAAAAGATTCAAATGGAGACCGAGAAGGACATCAAGATTGAGCAAGCTCGCGTTGCTTTTGCTATTGAGAAGATGAATGCTGAAGCTGAGCTGAAGAGCAGATTGATGGCTGAAGAGTTTGATTATAAAACAAGAATTGTTGAGATGACTGAGGCACAATTGGCCAATAGAGAGGACATGAAGGAGGAAGGGAAGTCAAAGAGAATTAGTCAGCAGAACACTGAGCAATCGAGATTGATTAATCAGCGCAAGCTAAATCTTCCTCCACAGAGCTTTGAATCAAACGAGGATTCTTTGGATGGCTTTGACTTAGCCGAGTTCGAACCTCGATAAAGTTCAAAAAATGTTTATTAACTTTGTACAAATTTTAATCTTATGGACATTCAAGTAAAAGAGGTTTCGTTTAAGGAAGAGAAGTCGGTTCAAGAAATTGAGAAAGAGTTACTCGAAAAGCACGAGCAACAGAATCAAGAGCCGGCCCCCACCCCGGACCCGGTGCCACCTTCTGAAGACGAGCTCTTAGAAAAAGAGAAGGACGTTCTTTCATATATTGGCAAAAGGTACAACAAGGAGATTAATTCCTTGGATGAGCTATTCGCTGCTCGTGAGCAGAATGAAGAGTTGCCCGAGGATGTCGCATCTTTCTTGAAGTACAAAAAAGAAACAGGTCGTGGGATTCAAGATTTCCTGAAGTTACAACAGGATTTTGATTCCATGGATGAAAATAATTTGCTACGCGAGTACTTCTTGCAGACAGAAGAAGGAATCGATGCTGAAGACGTAGATGCGATGCTCTCTGAGTATTCCTACGACGCGGACCTCGATGACGAATCTGATGTTAAGAAAGCTCGTTTGGCGAAGAAAAAGGCTCTTCATAAGGCCAAGACATACTTCAACAATCTGAAGGAGCAATACAAACAACCCCTTGAGTCAAGGTCGGTTGGTATTCCGGATGAAGAAAGGGAGGTGTATGAGTCTTATAAAGAGTCTGTAGAAAAGGCAAAGACCGAAAGGGAGGCTACGCAAAAGAAGCGAGACTTCTTTACCAAGAGGACTGACGAGCTCTTTTCAAATGAATTCAAAGGTTTTGAGTTTGATTTGGATGGAAGGAAATTAGTTTTCGCTCCCGGGGAAGCTGAGGCTTTAAAAAAATCTCAGGAAAGTCCAATGAACTTTATCAACAAGTATTTGGACGAGAATGGAATGATTAAAGACGCAGCAGGATACCACAAGGCTTTGTCAATGGCAATGAACCCCGAGCGGTATGCTAAGTTCTTTTATGAGCAAGGCAAGGCCGATGCAGTGGATGGGTTAGACCGCAAGCTAAAAAATGTAAACATGGGCGAGCGGAGAGCACCGGAATCTGTAAACAAGGGGGGAATGCAAGTGCGAGTGGTCAACGAAGATTCAGGTCGTGGACTTCGCATACGAAGTGTTAACAAAAAACAATAACCTTTTAAAACCTAAAAATCATGGCAGGTTCATTACAGGTGTCACCTACATTCGCTTTGCAGCCATCTGCTGAGCAGGTAGCGTTGAGCACAAACTACATCACGAACTTTAACTTTTTGAATCAGTATCTTCCTGATACTTACGAAAAGGAGTTCGAGCGTTACGGTAATCGTACCGTAGCATCTTTCTTACGTATGGTAGGTGCAGAGATGCCCTCCAATTCTGACTTAATCAAGTGGGCTGAGCAAGGCCGTCTGCACACCAAGTATGTGTCAGTTGGTGTTGCTGTGTCAGTTGCAGTTGACAGCGCAACTTTCCAAGTGAATGACACTAACGTAACCGGTGTTGCTTTCCGTCCCGGTCAAACCGTTATGATTGTTAAAAACAATGGTAGCGGATTTAACAAAGGTATCGTTACCGGCATTACTTTGCCTAACACATTTGATGTTGCTTTCTACGAAGGTGCCGGCTTTACAGGTGGTACCGGTCTTGGTAATGCAGACGTAACTGTTTTCGTTTATGGTTCTGAATTCAAAAAAGGAACTGTTGGAATGGTTGGTTCTTTGGAAGCCGAAGACGAAATCTTCGAAAACAGCCCAATTATCCTAAAGGATAAGTACGCTGTTAGCGGTTCAGACATGGCCCAAATTGGTTGGGTTGAGGTTACCACCGAAAACGGAGCAAGCGGTTACCTATGGTACTTGAAGAGTGAGCACGAAACTCGTTTGCGTTTTGAGGATTACCTTGAAACTTCAATGATTGAGGCTGTGCCTGCTCAAGTTGGTTCCGGTGTTGTAAACACAGGTCTTAACCCCAACTTTGGTAACAAGGGTTCTGAAGGAATCTTTTATGTTGTTGAGAACCGCGGAAACGTATGGGCCGGTGGCAATCCTTCTACCTTGTCAGATTTTGACTCCATCATCTCTCGTCTTGACCGTCAAGGTGCCATTGAAGAGAACGTACTCTTCTTGAACCGCGAGTTTGGTTTTGATATCGACGATATGTTGGCAGCTCAAAACTCTTACGGTGTTGGTGGGACCTCTTACGGTTTGTTCGACAACGACCAACAAATGGCTTTGAATCTTGGCTTCACCGGTTTCCGTCGTGGCTATGATTTCTACAAGTCTGATTGGAAGTATTTGAATGACCCCACCATGCGTGGCGGATTGTCAGCGAACCCCGGTTCAGGCCGCGTAAACGGCTTGTTGGTTCCTGCCGGTTCTACTACCGTATACGACCAAATCCTTGGCAAAAACGCTAAGCGTCCTTTCCTACACGTCCGGTACCGCGCTTCAGAAACTGAAGACCGTCGCTACAAGACTTGGATTACCGGTTCTGCCGGAGGTGCTACCAACAGCGACCTTGATGCCATGGAAGTACACTTCCTATCTGAGCGTGCTGTTTGCACCTTGGGAGCCAACAACTTCGTATTGTTCGAGCAATAAGAAGAAAGGCAAAAACTAAGATGGGGGTCGCAGTTGAGCGGCCCCCTCTTTTTTATCTTTTAGTAAACCCTTTAATTCAAATACAATGAAAACAAAGTTAGAACCAAAAGACCGTATGTACCGGTTAAAAAAGAATGCTGCTCCTTTGACATACAGCATCCCTGTCCGAAACTCCAAGAGTATGCCATTGCTGTACTTTGATGAGGACCAAAACACAAACCGCGCCCTTCGTTATGCGCGAAATCAAAAAAGCCCTTTTGAGGATGAGCAGGATGGAAATGCCATCATTGAGCCCATCGTTTTTGAGAACGGATTCCTTTCTGTTCCTCGTACAAATCCTGTGCTACAACAGTTCTTGCACTACCACCCATTAAATGGTGTTTCCTTTGAGGAGATGAACCGAGAGAAAGATGCTGAAAGAGAGATGGAGAGATTATCAATTGAAGCTGATGCTTTGATTGAAGCTCGTCAGATGTCTGTTGAGCAGTTGGAGGTTGTCGGCCGGGTGTTGTTGGGCAAGGATGTAACTCGAATGACTACCGCCGAATTGCGCCGCGACATTCTTGTTTACGCCAAGCAAGACCCTTTTGGGTTTATGAACATTATCAATGACCCATCA